AAGGGCATTAAAGTCCGTTACCAAGTCCTCTACAGTAGCCGCAGTGCTTGCTGGTTGATTCTCAAGAACAGGGAGGCCGGTTACTTTGGCCCCCTCTTCTATGACAAGCTCACCACCGATTACGGTCTTTTCTCCACCTTGCTCTGTATAATTCTTCGTGTTATAACTCATCATGTATACCTCCCATTAAGCCTTTTGCTGTAGGATTTTAACAGCTTCAGGAAGGATCAGTTTACCGTCTACACGTTGACTTGCAAGGAAACCAACTTGACCAGTGGTTGCAAATAGCTCATTTAAACGCTTGAAAGAACGTCCTTGTCTGTCCGCAATCCAGTAGTAACCAAAGTCACCAAATGCGATAGTCTTTGCCCCAGCCTCAATAATTGGCGCATAGGCTGAAGTATATACTGGACGGTTTAGCAATGTATCTGGAGTACCCGCAGTCAGCGAAGGCTGCCATAGATATTGGCCCTGTCCGTCTTTTAGTTTACGGATTGCTTTCACCGTTGCATCATTCATTAAGAACACTGCATTTTTTCTGTATGGTGCTTTTAATGAGTAGACAAGATCGATAATCTCATCTGCTGTAATTGCTGTAGCCGATCCTGCAGTAATCCCAAGCTGTGCTCCACCAGTAGCATTGAAAATGCCTGTAGGTTTTCCATCAGCATCTCCAACAAGAAATGCTTCCTCTTCCTTTGCTCCAATTCTTCTGGCAAACTCAGTGGAAATATAGCTTTCAAGATTAAATACACTATCGTTTAAGAGTTCATCCGAGACTTTAATCATCGTACCCAACTTATATGCACCAATGGAAGTCTGACCAAATACAGAATCACTCTCATCAAATTCCTCGCCTTCATCAAGCCAAGCCGCAGTTCCTTTGGTCACTACAACAGGAATTTTTCTGTCACCGCTTGAGGTCTGAATAATTTTTGCCAGCTTACGGAACACATTTTCTTCCTCAAGGGTTTGAATTAGGGTACGTTCAAATTCATCTGGAACAAGATATCCACCCTCAGAATCAGTTCCTACAGAGAGGGAATTGAGTACATCATGTCTAGGATTTTTGCTTCGCATGACATTCCAGAATGCCTTCTTATAATCATCACTTGCTCTTCCAGTTTTTGTTTCCATCCCTGGAATATTTGGTTTTCCAGTAAGAGGCATATTCACAGGTTTGTTAAGTTCTGCTTCAAGTGCCTCTTGGCGTTCCAGTCTTGCGATTTCCTTACCAAGATTAACAATGTCCTCTTCCATTCTGTCGTAGGTTACCGCATCCTCTGCAAAAACAAGCCCGTCACTGCCACGTTTTGAATCAAGAAATGCCTTTGCCGCTTCCCATGCTTTTGCGCGTTTTTCACGCAGTTCAAGAATTTTACTCATTTTGATTTCCTCCTAATATTTTAATAAATTAAGCCGCTCATAAAGCGGCTCGGTTGATTGTTTAACAACTGGTTTTTTAAGCTTATCCATTAATGAATTGGTCACTGCTCTTCGGCTAAACACAAAACTATCTTGCACAGTACTTTCTCCAGTTCTAAACATGATGTCATCAGCAAAACCAAGCTCAATCGCTTTATTGGCATTAAGCCATGTTTCTGCATCCATAAGATGAGATAGCCTTGTTCGTGATAAACCGGTTTTCAGTTCATAAGCATTGATGATACTTTCCTTCACTTCATCTAACATTTGCATTGCCTTTTGCATCTCCTCACTATCACCAATGGCTATGGTGAATGGGTTATGGATCATCATGAGTGAGGTAGGTGACATTAAGACTTCTGTTCCTGCCATTGCAATGACCGATGCGGCTGAAGCTGCAATACCGTCAATCTTTACAGTGACATTGCCTTTGTAATCCATCAGCATGTTGTAAATCTGGTAGGGTAGGAAAGTGTCGCCTTATCACATTACTCTGACAGGTTTACACAGTCCCCCCTCCGAACCGTACTTACACCTCTCGATGTATACGGCTCTCCATCAATGTTCCATCTTTCTAATTCTGCTTTACATTATGAATTTCTTTATGACATTTCTTGCATACCACTATGGTTTTACGTCTTTTGGCTATCATGACTTTTTCCCATAGTTCTTTGCCTTTGAGATTCTTAACCTTGTTAATGTGGTGTATTTCATATTCATCACTGTTCTCACATCCACATAGTTCACATTTTTTAGCTTTTAATCTGCTTTCAAAAGTAGTTACAGTATATGAATGTTTCAGTGCTGAATTTGATATAGTATCAACACAGTCTTTTGCCTTTTTACAGTCTTGATATTTTGCAAAATACATTTGCTTTATTCCTTGCTTTGTTTCATAAGGAATACACCATTTCCCTTGAAAATTATATTTTTTCCTTATTTTAGATATCGTTGATTGGTGTTTTCCTGCAAGGGTTTTTAGACAACTGTATTCCATTAGATATGAAAAGTAATTCAAGTCGTTAAAATTACTTGCCATACAGTAATAGTTCGCTATCCCTCTAAGCTCTGCATTATAGGCGGTTAATATCTCCAAGTCTGTCATTCTAAGCATACTTTTTCTTAAACAAGGCTCTAATTTTCCGTTTTTCAGCACAACAGCTTGATGATTGAATAGAAATTTTTCCAGTTTATCCTTTGTAGGTATATTCATCTCCACGTTATTGCTGATTGTTCTTTTGGTAAATCCATTACAAGTTCTTTTCAGTTGGTTATTGCGTCTTATTCTTACATCGTATCCCAAAAATCTCGCATAGGTGTTACTATGTGTTATGAGTGTTTTTTCCTCACTTAATTCCATCTTCAAGGTGTTCCCTATAAAATTTTTCAATTCGGCTTTTATCCACTCACAGTCAGCCCTATCACCATTTACTCCGATAAGAAAATCATCAGCATATCTTACATATTTGATTTTCTTATCGGTTTGCGATTTTGATGGAGTTTTAAGCATTTCGGCCCTTGTTGTTTTTATTTGTTCCAAAATTGCAGGTCTTGTATTGTCATTTGCATTTTTAAGGTTTCTATATCTCAAATGCTCTAACTTGACTCTTAATTTGTCATATTCGGGAGTGTATAATGATACTGGGGGTTTATCAAATTTTGCTTTTAGATTCTCAATAAATTTATCAAGTTCATTTAGGTATATATTGGAAAGTATTGGTGAAATAATCCCTCCTTGTGGAGTACCACTGTAAGTGTTATTATACTTCCAATCTTCCAAACAACCTGCTTTAAGGAACTTGTAAATAAGTTGTGAAATTCTTGCATCTTTAATTTTCAGATTTATTAACCTGACCAAAACATTGTGGTCTATGTTGTCAAAACAACCCTTGATGTCGCCTTCTACAAACCACCTTGTACCATTGAACCCTTTTCGGATATCCTTCAATGCGGTGTGACAGCTCCTATTAGGTCTGAAACCGTGTGAAGTTTCCAAAAATATCGGTTCATATATAGCTTCTAAAATCATTCTCAGAACCTCTTGCACAAGCTTGTCTGTGAAGGTTGGAATACCTAAAGGTCGCATTTTCCCGTTTTGCTTTTTTAAATAAGTCCTACGAACAGGATTTGGGGTATATGTTCCCTCTTTTAGCATTTGTATAATGTTGAGAATTTTTCTTTGGCTAAAACCATCTGCTGTATCATCATTTATCCCTTTTGTGCCTGCTCCTTTATTGGAATAGAGCCTTTTATATGCGATGTAATATATATCCTCACGCAATAAATATCTGTATATCCTTGTAAAGACCTCGTCCTTATTCTTAGCAGAATTTTGATTGATTTTCTCTAAAATCTCTATTGTTGGTTTCATTTGAGGTATTCCTCCCTAATCAATTTTTGACTTTAGCACACATTGACTGCTTCCCTTCGCCATGTAGTGGTCATTACCCACCGCCGACTACTATGAAAGCTCCGTTACCTTGCAGAATATTCAAGCACTTATGCTATAGCTCTATTTCGAGCATTTCTGTTTAGGTAATCTCCAGTTAACGTTGTTAATTGGTAAATGTAGATTCTCGGATATGCTTTCGTTTCTTTAGCACTGGTTCTCCAGCACGTTATGCAAGATAATTGATAACCCATTATACGCAACCCATATATAATGTTTCTTGCATGAGAGGTTACAGGTAATTTTCCTCTCTCCTTTCGCAACGGAAACTCGAAACTCACATTCAATAAACCCAATTTTATCCTTATATCTACTTGTCATCGCAAGTCAGTCGTACCCTTTTACCTTTAGGTAACTCCTCGCTTTCCTGTCGTGCTATGTTCCCGTATCAGCTTTCGCCTTTCGGTTAGACAGGTTGACTACCGTGTTATCTTACGGTGTAGTACCTTAAACTACTTTTAACAACGCCCTATCTGGACGCACTGATGCTGCGATACAATCGCCACCGGGAGAGTTGATCCAAACAACAATGTCACCTTCGCCACTCATAAGCTCTGCTTTAAAAGCTGCAGGAGTAACGTCATCTTCAAACCAACTTTCCTCTGCAATTGCACCGTTAAGGTAGAGGGTTCGTATTTGTGTATCTGAATCGCGCACCCAGTTCCAAAACTTTTTCATTTGGCTATTTCCTCCAATCCTTCTTTATTTGCAAATATGCCCGCATCCGCAAGTTTGGTCATATTGCCGTTAATTAGGTATAAATCTCCTCCAAGCTCAGGTGGAATTCGGTCTAGGTTCTCAAGCTCCCTAATATCATTGGCGCTCATCCATCCGTTTTGTCTGGCGGTTGCATAGCCGCTCATTCGAGAAACATAATCTCCACGAAGTAAACCATCTACGTTAAACTTGGAAAAATACTGTTTCTTTTCATCTGATCTTAAAAGCGCCCTGCTTATGGCCTGTTCCCAGCGAATGACCCAAGGGTCCAAAGTGTATTTCACAAACTCCAGTGATTGCTGTTCAATATTAGAAAAACTCGACTTTTCCAAGTCCCCAACCATATGTGGAGGTACGCGGAAAATTCGAGCGATTTCATTGATTTGAAATTTCCTTGTTTCTAAAAACTGAGCTTGCTCCGGCGAGATACCAATTGGCTGGTACTTCATGCCTTCTTCAAGTACTGCTACGCGATGAGAGTTGCTACTCCCTTGATAGGCTGCATTCCAACTTTCCCTTACTTTCTGAGGGTCTTTAATGGTGCCAGGATGTTCAAGTACCCCTCCTGGTGCTGCCCCATTCGCAAAGAACTTAGCTCCATATTCCTCACATGCTATTGCCATACCTATAGCATTCTTAGCCATAGCAATCGGCGAGTAACCCACAAGACCATCAAAGCCTAAACCTGGAATATGAAGTACATCGCTTGGTCTTAATGTAACCGCCACACCGTTCATCGTTGGTGCATCATCGGAATACCTGGTGTAAGAATAATAGAGATTTCCACTGGAATCTCGATCCACAGACATTCGATTTGGCATTAGTGGATACAGTGCTATGACTTCACCTTTGCCGTTTCGAATAATCTGAGCATAGGCATTGCCCCATAATAAAAGATGAGTCATCATCGTCTCGCGGAAAACGAAAGAACTCATCTCTGGATTTGGCTCATCATGTAATAAAAAATATAGCGGATGAGAAAGTGCTTTCTCCTTACCGCCGCTATCGGTGTATTTGTATAGATGAAGGGGAAGCCCTGCCACAGCCTCTGCTAATATCCTCACGCAGGAATACACTGCAGTCATTTGCATGGCTGTATGCTCATTAACAGGCTTGCCGCTTGTCGAGCCGCCAAAAAGGAAACTATAGTTGCTCCCTGCAGTTCGATTTTGTGGTTTGTCACGTGCTTTAAAAATATTTGTAAATAGCCCCATCTGCATCACTCTCCTCTCCTAAAACACGAGTAATCCCCGACCGTCATAAACCGAAGCACTCGTATCATTGCCACAGCGAATTGCTCTATCCAGTGCCATAATAGTGGCTACAGCACCATCTATTTTTTCTGTTGACTTCTCTTTATCCGGTTTAATGTTGCCCGCCGGATCAGTACGAATAAAAATATTATCCATCATCCATCTAAGAAC